GGTCGAGAAAGTACATCTACTATAGAGTGAACTCTAGTTTCGAGAGAACTTCCAATAGCTGCATTCTCAGGTCTCCTGATATGTGGTAAACTCGATGGGCGATCTGCTGCGTCATCAATGAAGCCAGTAACTTGTTGCGACTTGGCAACAGGTCCCGTATCACTGATAGTGACGACTTGAGCCGGATCACCCATCGTTTCGGTTTCCGGTCGAGAGAGTAGGTGTGTGTCTTCCGAAAAAGACTGGGATTGAGATTCTTTGGTAGTAGCAGGTTTACTATTTAACGTCTTGGTAAGAGGCAACCCGATCCTCAGAACCGTGACGGGCGTTATCCAGAGCTTTTATTTACAGACGCGCCATTGGATAATCGAGCTAAATAGCCCTCGTCTTTAACTTTAGGATTCAGGATTTGCTGCACAATTCTCGAACGCCATTGAACATGTGCCCCATTCCTAAAGCATTAGCACCATTTCTCCATCTCACACTCCTTATAATCAAGATAATCATAAAGAGTGGGAGGGGAGTCGAGGTGGTGTCGACACAACGTGTCTAAATGTTTACTCCACTTATCAAAAACTTCCTTTCCATGGATAGCAAGTTCTTGATAAGCAAGGTTCACATTATCGGCACATCGTAGGTGCACATCGACTTTACCTCGTACCCACATTGTCATCTCCAGGATAGTATCCAGTTCGAGAGGCGCAACATATCGTTTGAAATAATCATCCTTCTTAAACTTGCGCTTAAGAAAGCTTATTTCAGATAAATTGCGATACCGAACCACTGATCCTGTCTTCTGTTCATCGGTGTAGGTAAGACCGATATCAGCGAAAGCTGATGTTATAGTTTCTTGGTTAAAAGACTCTATAACATCAGCCGAGATGTTGGCACAATTATCATCACCATACGCTACAAAGTTAACATATTTATCAAAGTGCATCATCGGCAGTCGAGTGACTGTCGCGAACACATATCTAAACATGGTCTCATTGAAGAGTGTGTTGATGATAACTGTGCCGGGGTTACCAGAAGGCTGTGAGTGTGTCCATTTGTAAACATTATCACCTCGAATATGAGTCGAGTTAATAATGTCGTCAAATAGAACACGCATAACCTTCTCGTCTATGTCGTATTCGAGCCCTATTCCAAACTCCGTTGCATACTTAAAGCGCCATTCTATAATTTCATCGAGAATCAATTGTAGAACAGACGCCATTAAGGATCCATCAAAGTTTGAAAAATCTCCGGCTACGACATGGGGCCCACGGGTCTGCAAGTAAGTTGCGAGATGATGCCATTCTATACTGTATGGATTAATACCCACAGCACTCCCGTTATTTATTCGATTTTCCATCATATAGGCGAAAAATCCCAAGAAATAACGTCGGAATGCGAGGATATAATCCATAGATCCGGCTGAAAAAACGCGCGTTTTCCCTTCAGCTACTTTAGCTAAAGGTCGACGTTCGTCTTTCAACGTGTCAATCCACAGTGTTGGTTTGTGTATTCCTTGCTTAGCAAGAGATATACGCTCCTCCACAGCAGCTAACACGCTCGGATCATCCAGTATATACTGGGCATCATCTCCCAACCACTTGGATTTACCCATTTTACCTTCTCGTTGTGTGCACCACGGATATCCCGGTGAAGAACGCCTATTGATAGGAGCTAAGAATTCTTCACCGTCGACACCAGCGATAGATTGTTCGTGCGTAAGCGTCATCACATGTATTGGACGTACATTATGATTAAACTTAGCAAAAACACTCTTTACACAACGGCGCGCTAACGCAAGATCAATTATACCATTCGGCTTTCCGCACTTCTGTAACCCTTTAAGCATGGGATCAATTACTTGATCACCCTGCTTAAATGGTCGCAGAATAGCAGGAGCCGTTGTAGG